AGTAACAGCACCATCAGTAACAGTAGCAGTAACAGTGGCTGCAGTACTACCTTCTTTAGTTGGTGTCTGTATTTGTACAACAGGAGGATTACTTGTAGAGTATCCAGCACCACCTGTTAGTAGTGAGACAGACTTAACACCATTAATCAATGGTTTTACAGAAGCATCACTACCTACTTCAGATTTAATAGTAACTTTAGGTGGATACTCAAATCTATAATTTTTACCAGTATTATTAACTTCAACTGAGCTTAAATTTCCTAATGCATCAACACGAGCAAAACCAATAGCATCAGTACCAAAATCAGGTATTGGTGCCTCAATTGAGAATAAATCTAATCTTCTACCAGCAACAGGAGTAAATCCTAGAGTAATATAAGTGCCATCAAAGGTAAAATCTGCTTTTGGTACTAAAAGTCTATTATCATAAATTGCAAGCACATATTCATCTACAATCGGTGAATATGCTAAGTTTGCAACCGTAGTTTTGAAAGTTTTCTTACCATCTCCAAAAGAAGATGAAATGTTATCTAATGCTACAATACTATTCTCAATAAAACCATTGAGATATGTGATAGATGTTGCTGTTGTGTCATCTGATGCAAGTCTAGTCCTTGGTGCAACACTGAATACAACATGAGTGCCGTCTATAGTGTAATCTACGCCTGGAACCTGTACTTCACCATATACCTTTACTATTAGGTGTTGAGCACTAGGAGGTGCTACAGGAGCATCTTGGGATGTTAGAGCAAACCTCTTGGTATTACCATCAAAGCTTTGGATGATATTAGCAAGGGTAATCCACTTAAGTTTTACTTGCTCATATGAAATACCTGGTGAAAGTGCAATACTTGGAGAAGCAACTGCCTTCTCATAGAAGATGATTTCATCTCCTATCATTACACTACCGTTATTATCTAAGAAATTATCTACGTTCTCTACAATTATATCCGTATCGTCTAAATCTGCTGCCTCAACTACCTTTGTTGCACCACCTAAGATACTAACATCCAATTTATCAATATCAAGATATTGAAGGAAGTTATTAAGTATATTCTGTCCAAAACCCGTCTTTTCTTGTGACTTATAATAATACTCCAGAAACTTGTCAAACAGGGGATACCCGTCCGAAATGAACTGAGGGGTTTGTCTTGCTATCGCTTGCGATACCTTACTACTTGTCGTCATTATACCTTAGAAACAAGATTGTGTAGTTGTGCTGCCAGAGTTGGTAATAGTAATAGGAGAAAGAGTAACAACAGTACTCTGAGATTCAAAAATAGTTGGCGTAAGACTATTTAGTGGGATACTGGTAGGAGGAGTTGACCCAATTGCTCCAAGATCAATAGTTGGGTTAATAACTCCAATAATTGTATCAGGACTTGGGGTAGGTATCTGAGATGCGTTTGAAGGTATAATCTGCACAGGAATATTCAAATCTCCTAATGCAGCAAGAGCACTAGCAGATGTATCTACTGATCCACCCTCAAATATACCATCAGCATCAGTATCAACAGCAGTACCTGCTAACACTGATAAGTTATTACCTGATGCACCTGTTATATTTGCAGGTCCAAAGCATATATCACCAGTAGTGTAATTAATTGTGCCAGCAGAAGAGTTAGTAACAACCTTTCTATTACCACTATTATAATATGTCCTTAAGTTTCCAAATCCATCATCTTCAAAATATTGGTCTACAGTAGGACGATCTGATAGTCTAAACCTACCAGAAACAACAACTGGCTCCTTAACACAACCATCTGCGTTAGAAGTCTTACCTGGAGCACTATCGTAGATAGGAGCACCAGTAGATATACAGTAAGTATTAGTTTCTGCTGTTTTTGGTGTAATGTATTTTACAAGTGATACTTGAGTCGAAACATCCGCAATACACTTATCTGCAAGTGTAATTGCTTTCTGGAATTTCGCAAGACTGAATGAACTGTTAAAGTTGTTAACTTTAGAAGCAACCGCCCAATCGTTGATAGCACCCTGAGCATTTGATTCAATAGCAGAGACACTTCTAGCAGAGCAAGCAGGGTCATAAGTGATAAACACTTTAGGATAGACGAAAATGCTCTCAGCGTCGGTTACAACAGGTTCAATTGATGCCATAGCATATGCTCTCAACTGTTTAGAGAGGTTTATCTTTGTTGCATCGTTTAATTTAGATCCTGTCTTAGTTTTGACTGCGATGTAAACCTTTCCGTATACAGGAGGATATAATTCATCTCCACCATAAGCGACAACGCTTGCCACGTTATCGTATATCTTTTGCATGATAACTTCGTAATCTTTTGAAGTAACTGCACGATATTGGGCAGAATAATATCTTGGTGCGTTATATTTGATAGATTCAACGCTTTCCTCATCAGAACCTCCGTAAGATGTATTCTTAACAGTTACAGTTACGTCAGATGCGGAGTAGTTTGCACCGTTACTATCAGTAAGTACGCCAATAAACGCAAAGTCTGTTATATCATTTGCATCTTTTCCTGCTGTTACTAGGTATTCAAGGTCAATAACCTCACCATCACCCAGTTTTCTACCTACTACATCATCACCAAAGGTCAACTCATACCTCATATCTTCCGTTTCGGATAAGAAGTAAATTCTATCAGTTGCTGTTACGTTGGTAACATTCTCAACTTTATTATAGACATCAGAGCTAGTGCTACTCTCGTTTGCTCTAATACTAACTTTTAGAGTGGCAATGTCCGCATCGGCAGTGGGTACCACATAATTCTGTTTAGCAAATGTGTTAACAGTATACGAATAGTTTATAATACTACCTTCTTGTATAAGCACACACTGTAATGTTGCAATTCCTGTTGTCTGATCAACCTCAGCAGTGAATGGCTCTAGTCTATTCCAAGTGTAATTACCACCAGTTGCAACAGATCCCTTTGCTAGGGTAATTGAAGCAGGCCAAGCACCAGCAGTTTGATTGGTTTGTATCTCTAATTCTAAGTATGCCTTAGCAGCAACGACGGAATTGGGTGTATAGTTTAATAGTTTCGCAATATTGACAATATTATCTCTTACAGTAGATGATGCTATAAATGCCTCATTCATTGACATATTCGCCATGAATGCACTATAATAAGTGTTATAAGAAAGAGTATCAATAAGATACGATAAACCCGACCCTTCAAAGTCGTAATCTGAAAATTCACTACGAGTTCGCAGATATGCCTTAATTGAGGACTTGATATCTGCAAAATCTAATGCTGTTAAATTATTCGGTTGCATTATGGTCTCTGTAAGACTAGGGAAATATTCTCAATTACTGGAAGACCAATTATCTGGTATTCTAGGTCAACTGTTATAGAGTTGTCATCATAATCAGGTTTGCATTCAAGTCTAGTAATTTGAATACGTGGCTCGTGTTGCGTTAATGTATTTAGTATCTCACTCTGGATCGTATCAATTAAAAAGGGATCCAAAGGCTCAAACAATAGTTGTGAGACTCTAGATCCAAAATTTGGTTGAAATGGTTTCTCTCCAGGTGCTGTTAGTATTATATTTCTAACTGATTGCTTTATTGCTGAGTCATTTTTAACTGCGGTAATATCTTTCGTAAATGGGTTCTTAGTAAAACCTACAGGAACATCCTTAAAACTCCTTGATTTCGCAAAATCCTTACCTGATATCGGTTTGAGTGCCATTAGACTTCATAGAAAGTATACCTCAAAAATAGTTCCTCATTAGGACCTATAGACTTAATAGTCTTAACATAATATTTGTTTCCGACTTTATACTTCTCACAGTTAGGATTATTGCTATGGTTGATAAACCCACCTAACGGTGTTCTGTATATTTCGTCGTTTTCAAGGTAATGTGACATACCAAGCTCTTTACCTTGGGACAATTCGTATCTTGTGAATATTCCTTGTCCTGCTATTAGACTATCTGAAACAAATAGTCCTTCAGGAAGTGCTCTATAAGTCACTAATCATAATGTAACTCTTATTATTTATCGTAGTTTTTAGAAATTCTTAGGATGAGTAACTACATCTCCATGAATTTCACCAATATCATCAATATGAGCATGGTCTATTTTCTCAATATGCAAATGTTCTAATGAATTTGCAATTCTTTCAAGTGCATTAGCAATGCGGTTAAACTCTTCCGACATTTTTAATAAATCCGAATAATGTTTTCAATAGTCCTTTGGCTGCTGAGCCTTGGATTTCGTCAAATATGTACATATTCAACCTAAATGCATAATTCGCCTCTGCAATCAGTGCGTTGGTCTGAGATTCGTCTAAACCAAGTGAATCTAAAGTCTCTCTATAAGATGCCTTAAAACCCTTGGTATCACTGACTTTTTCAAAGTCATAAAAGTGTAAACCCTCACCTTTA